GCGTGGCGGTTGAGGGCATCCAGATGGATGAGGCCGCAGCATGAGCAAGCGCTACACCATCGAGGACTACGAGCCCTTCATGCGGAAGATGGGTCGCAGCGACGACAAGCCGCTGCCGCTGCCCAATGCTGAGGATGTCGACCCGTTGGAGTTCCTGAACGCTCTGGCGGCTGGCGGCCACATGATGACGCCGCTGTGGCGCTACACGCTTCTGCCCGACGGCAGTCGCCAGCAGTGGACGATGCTGTTCCTGCTGCACGACGCCAACATGGGCGGAGAGCTTGGCGGCGGCTACGCCGTGACCTACGGGGCGTATCAGTTCCACAAGCCCACGCCCATCGTTCGCCGCTTCCGCATCTGCAAGCACGAGCTCGAACTCGCGCCTGGCGCTGACCCTGATCGCGGCTGGCACCCGGGGAAGTGCAAGCACTGCGGCATGGACATGACCGTGGACAGCGGAGACTGACATGCGCCCCCTCCTCCGCCTCATCCACAACGGCGACGCCAGCGAACTGGCGATGTTCCTCGCCGGCGAGTTCGTCGTCGTTCTCATCATCCTCGCGATTGGAGTCTGGGCATGAGCTCGAACGATTGGGTTGAGGCCGCTGGCGGCCCGGCTTTCCCGCAGGGCGCAGTCACTGACCACCTGGGCAACACCTACCCGCTGTTTGGAGGCATGAGCCTGCGCGACTGGTTCGCTGGGCAGGCGCTGGCAGGGATGAACGCCAGCCCCGCACTGTTGGAAGCGGTGACTTCGAAAGAGGCGGGTGAGGGTTCGCACTACGAACGTCTGTGCCGCCACGCCTATCGTCAGGCCGACGCCATGCTGGCCGAGCGCCAGAAGGGCGGTGCGTCGTGAGCAAGAACAACGCCCTCACCATTCGGCTCACCGACGAACAGCGCGCCCGCCTGGACGCCGCCGCCACCCTGGGGCCGTACAAGATCAGCCTGACGGAAATCGTGGCTCGCGGCATCGAGCTCGCTGCTCAAGAACTTGAGCGCATGGCCCAGAGCCAGAAGGGTGGTGCGTGATGGCCGCTCCCAAGGACGAACTGGCCTACGTGCCGCCGCCGCTCCCGGAAACCGTGCGCCGTGTCTATGCCCTGCCGCCCGACCTCGTGAAGCGCATCCACCAGTACGGCTACGCCAACGGCCACCAGAGCGAAGTGTCGGCCGTGCGTGAGCTGCTGATCGCCGCCCTCGACGATGCGGAGGCCCACCGTGCGTGACCCCAACGCCCCCGAGTACGCAGAGATGCGCCGGCTCGCCTTTCTCGTGCAGCACCACCTCGCCAAGGCCGAAGGGCTGCGCGATGCGCTGGCCGACGATGCCGGCGAAATGGCCGAGGCCGAGCGCAACCTGATCCGGCTCGCGAACGAGTTCGGCCGCTTCTGCGACCCCATCCATTCCGCCGATGGCGCCGATACGGCCGCCACGGCACCCGCCAACTGAAACCGGAGCCTGTCATGCTGAACGAAGCGCAATCCGCGGCTGCCGCGCCGCTCCGCAACATCACCCCGTTCGATGAACTGGTGCTCGAAATCGAGGGCTTGTTCGATGAGGCAAGCAACTGGGCCGATGGCACGGCCATCGAGACGCAGGCGCAGTGCGACGAGCTCGACCGGCTCGACAAGATGCTGCTCGACGCCGGCAAGCGGCTCGATGCGCTCCGGGTGGAGGAGAAGCGTCCGCTAGACGAGCAGGTGCAGGCGATCCAGGACCGCTACAACCCGTACATTCAGCCGAAGAAGGGCAAGGTCGATCTTGCCCGCGCCTCGCTCAATCCCATCAGAGCGGCTTGGAAGGAGCGCGAGCGCCGGCGCAAGGAAGCCATAGCTGAGAAGGAGCGCCAGGAAGCGGAGGCCGTCCGCGCCGAGGCCGAGCGCCTGATCCGCGAAAGCGCCGGCAACTTGGCTGCCCGCGTCGATGCCGAACACATGCTCGACAGCGCGCATCTCGCCGAGCGGGACGCCAAGAAGGCCATCAAGGCAGCCGAAACCGGGAACGGTCTGCGCCGGGCGTACGCGGTCACGGTTTCCAATCTGAACGTCGCTGCGCGCCACTACTGGGCTGACCCTCGTCTCGCGGCCGGGCTGCGCTCCGTCGTGGAGTCTCTCGCGACCGAGGACGTACGCGCCGGCCGCCGTGAAATCCCCGGCATCACCATCACCGAAATCAGGAAGGCACTCTGATGAACGCCATCGCCACCATCGAAACCGGCCGCGCCGTCGCGCCGACCACCGTGTTCAATGAGGAGCAGGTCGACCTCATCAAGCGGACGATCGCTAAGGGCTCGACCGACGACGAACTGCAACTGTTCCTGCACCAGTGCAAGCGCACCGGGCTCGATCCGTTCGCCCGCCAGATTTACGCGATCAAGCGCTGGGACAACCAGCAGCGGCGCGAAGTTATGGCGGTGCAGACCAGCATCGACGGCTTCCGGCTGATCGCCGAACGCAGCGGCAAGTATGCCGGCCAGGTTGGGCCGTTCTGGTGCGGCGACGATGGGCAGTGGGTCGACGTATGGCTCGACCGTGCGCCACCGGTGGCCGCCAAGGTCGGCGTGCTGCGCTCCGACTTCAATGAGCCTTGCTGGGGCGTCGCCCGCTTCGACGCCTACGCCGGCAAGACGAAGGACGGCGGCCTGACGCGCATGTGGGCCAACATGGGTGACGTCATGGTCGCCAAGTGCGCCGAGGCGCTGGCGCTGCGCAAGGCGTTCCCGCAGGAGCTTTCCGGCCTCTACACCGCCGACGAAATGGCGCAGGCCAGCAACGGCAGCGACGGGGATCGTCCTCCATCAACTCAGGCCCCGCAGCCTACCGCTATCGAGAGTCGCGCCACGTTTGAGCGGCTGAGCAAGGCGAACGCCGAACTCGACACCGTGGAGGCGTTCGACGGCTTCTGGGCCGACGCGGCGAACTACGACGCCGCCGTGGCCCTGCCGCGTGACCTCAAGCTCAAGCTGAAGCAGGAGAAGGACGCCAAGCAGGCCGCCCTCTCGGCGCCGGCCGACGGTGCTGTTGATGACGACACCTTCCCTGGCGACCTTCCATCCGGTGATGACTGATGCGCCGCCTGTTCACGCTCGCCAACGGCCGCCTGCTCGATCGCTGCATCGAGGTGATCCGCGAGGCGCACGCCGCATCGAAGCGGCCGATCCGCGTCGAGATCAAAGGCCCGAAGCGGTCCACGGACCAGAACGCAGCGCTCTGGGCCATGCTCGGAGACATCGCCGAGCAGCTGACGTGGCACGGCCGCAAGCTCGACGCCGAGGCCTTCAAGCTGGTGATGCTCGACGCGCTGCGCCGGCACTACAGCGACGAGCGCCAAGCCATGGACCTCGTGCCCAACACGGACGGCACAGGCTTCGTCGACATCAGCATGAAGCACTCGTCGGACCTGTCCGGCGAGGAAATGCACGACCTGCTGACGCTGATCCGCAGCTTCGGCGACCAGCACGGCGTCCAGTGGTCCGAGCCCGCGCCGAAAGACCTTCCTCCCACCCCGCCCGTAGAGGCTTATTCGGAGAACGCCTGATGCGTGCCCTGATCGCTCGACTCGCCTTCGACTGGACCATGTGGCGCCTGAAGCGGAAGCTGATCCGCTCCAGCCCGATCATTCGCGACCTCGACGCCGAGGAACGCGCCGCCCGCAAGGCCCATCGCGGTGTCCGCGCCATAGCGGCAGAGCGTTCCCGCATCGTGCATCAGCAGCTCGCCCGCGAAGTCGGGAGGACGGCATGACGCGAGGCACGCACGAGTGGCGTGAACCTTCCGACCGCCGCCCTGGCGGCGAGCCCGGCGTCGTCTTCGTCGGGGGCAGTGCGCCGTTCGACACCCGCCGCCCGGGCCTGACCGGTTGCCTCACCCTACGGCCGCAACCCCACCGGCTGTTCGTATGGGAGCCGCTGCCGACCAAGGCGCCGAAGCCGCCCAAGGCGGCGCCGTACTGCTGCTACCTGCGGACGGTGATCTTCTACCACTTCCCGCACCTGCTCACGATGCCTCGCCCTTACCGCGACCGCGATGGCGTCCTGCGCCCCGGCTCGCATGCCTACTTCCAGTGGGACCAGATCGAGTCCCGCCTGATGTGGGATGACGTGGTGGAGTTCGAGCGCGACCACTTCGTTGTCACCAGCGGCCGCGTTGTTTGGTCGGGCGGCTGGTGGATGGTGTATGGCGCGCGGAGGAAGGCAGCATGACCCTCCGCCAGCGCCAGCCCCGCGAAGAAGATTCGGCATGGCTCGCCATCGTGCGCAAGATGCCGTGCATGGTCTGCCGCCGCCCCGGCCCATCTGACCCGGCCCACCTTCGCTCGGCAGCACGGCAGTACGGGAAGCCGCACACCGGCATGGGAGAAAAGCCCGACGATCGCTGGGTGCTGCCCTTGTGCCGCACGCACCACGATGAGCAACACCGGGGCAACGAGCTGTCGTTCTGGCGGCGTCACGGCTTCCACGACCCGTTTGCCGAGGCAGTGGCTCTGTACGCCGCCCGCCCGAACAAGACGCCGCCTCGCGAGCGTAAGCGCATCCTCAAGGTGAAGCCCCGCAAGCCCAAGTCCGAGCGCGCCGCGATCCCATCCGGCAGGCCGATGGCCGGCACCAGGGCGTCAGGCTTCAAGCGCCGGTTCGACGGCACCCTTGTCCAACGTAACCTGAAGGATGGAAGATGAGCGAGAGCGCGGAGAACGCGATCGGGGAGGTGGAGTGGTTTCACCAGAGCCTCCTGCCTCCCGAGCAGAACAAGTTCCACGTCGGAAACGGCGATGACGGCAAGCACTACTGGCTGACGCCGCCGCCGCTCTACGCAGAGCTCGATGCCGAGTTTCACTTCGACTTCGACCCTTGCCCGTTCCCGCTGCCGGAAGGCTTCGACGGCCTGACGTGCGAATGGGGTCGGTCGAACTACGTCAATCCGCCGTTCGGATCCATCATGCACGAAGGCCGCAAAAAGGGTCCCACAGCATGGGTCCGGAAGGCCATTGCGGAGTGGCAGAAGGGCAAGCGCGTCGTCCTCGTCTACCCCGTCGATAAGTGGGTGCTGATGCTCATGAAGGCCATCCTGGGCGACCACGCTCAGGTGCGCAACCTTGGCGACGTGAAGTGGCTGGCGACGGAGGACGGATCTGAGGGCAAAGGCACCGGGCGGCACATCGCCTGCTTCATTCTGGAGCCCACCCCATGACCTCCCCTCTGCGAGCCCGAGAGGCGCGGTAGACAATGATCGCTCTTCTCGACAACGGGCAGGACTTATCGCAGTGCCAGGCGGAGATTGGAGTGCCGGTCGGGCAACTCCTGACGCCGCTCACCCGCTACCGCCTCCGCGATCCGAGCCTTCCGTGGGCCATCGACAACGGCGGTTACTCAGGGCTCGACATACCTGCCCTACTGTCGCTGCTACAGCGTGAGGAAGAGCGCCGCGAGCGGTGCCTTTTCGTCACCGCTCCGGATGTGGTCGGGTCAGCTCGCCGCACGCTGGAAGTGTTTGATCGCTGGCGGCCGAAGCTCACTGGCTGGAAGGTCGCCTTGGCCTGCCAGGACGGGCAGGAGCACCTCCCGATTCCATGGGACGATATCGACGCGGTGTTCATCGGCGGCACCACGTCATGGAAGTGCGGCCCGCACGCCGAGCACATCGTCCGCGCGGCGAAGGCCCTCGAGAAGTGGGTCCATATCGGGCGGGTCAATGAGCCCGGCCGGTACGACCACTTCGCCCGGCTCGGCGCCGACTCCTGCGATGGCACCGGCATCGCCCGCTACACGCACATGCGCGAAGCCATCGCCAACCGCCACCAGCAACAGGATTTGCTCGCATCATGATCGGGTATCTCGCCTTCGCGGCCTTTGCCGCCACTATCCCCGCCGCCAACTGGCTGATCGGCAACGTCGGAACCGAGTGCATCACCAACGGGCCGTGTCTCGTACCAGTCGGCTTCGGCCTGCTGGCTCCCAGCGGCGTGCTCACGGTCGGCGCGGCCTTGGTGCTGCGCGATGTCGTGCATGAGCGGCTCGGAGCATCGTGGGCCATTGCAGCCATCGTTCTTGGCGCGGTGCTGTCCGCGTTCTTCTCGCCACCCGCCTTAGTCGTGGCATCGGTGGCTGCCTTCCTACTCGCGGAAGGCGCGGACCTCGCCGTTTATGCCCCGCTGCGCCGCCGGCATCTGGTGTGGGCTGTGGTGCTGAGCGGGATCGTTGGCGCAGCGATCGACAGCGCGGTGTTTCTACTGCTCGCCTTCGGTTCGTTGGACCTGATCGAAGGACAGATCGTCGGGAAGATTTGGATGAGCCTTGTAGCTGGCGCGGTGTTGGTTGGATCGCGGGCTATCAGCGAGAGGGCAATGTCATGAGCACGCTGCGAGCCCGAGAGGCTGACCTGGGGGAGATACTGGCGAGGGTCGGGGTGCGGGACGCCGTGCTTCGCGCTGGCGTTGATGCTGGGATGGCTACTGCGGCCAAGCTCCGCTCCATCGGCCACGGCTTCACCCCGGAATACTTCGCGATGGCCGTCTCGCAAGACGCCGCGAAGGCAGTCTTGTCCGCCCTCCAGAGCGTGGAGGTGAGCAATGTCTGACCTGGATGCACTACTGGAGCGGCTGGAAAAGGCGACGGGGCCGGACCGGGAGATCGATGCGGCCATTTACGACGCGCTAGCGCGCGAGGCCGGTCGCGTAGCGTTCAAGGTCAAGAACTGGTCGACGCTGCCGGGAAGCCGCCTTTCACGCTACCATGACGGCTGGCTGATCGGGAAGGCATCTGACGACGAGTATGCCGACGACCTCCCTCTCTACACCGCCAGCATAGACGCTGCCTTTGCTCTGGTGGAGCGAGTACTGCCGGGTGCGTTCTGGCACATAGCCAAGGGTCGATTGACCGAGGCTGAGCCGATGTTCGGCGCCGAATTGTTGTTCGGCTGGGACCAGTCGCTCGGCAAAGGTGAAGGGCCTACTGCGCCCCTCGCCATCCTCGCCGCCACCCTTTCCGCTCTCCGCACACAGGAATCCCAAGATGACCATAAGCTCTGAACGGCTGCTGCCCTGTCCATTTTGCGGCGGCGCGATGCAACACAGGTATGCGCTTTGGCCTGCCGAGGGCGACCGCGATGCGATCATCCACGCGCAGCCGACCGACTGTCCGATCGAGGGCGGGTTCAGCATCGACACTTTTGACAACGGCGTGTCGGTAGCCGAAGCCTGGAACCGCCGCTCAGGGGGACGGGAGGCGGTGGGGCTGGACGGCCTCATTGTGTCGGCTAA